ATACATCAATTAAAAATGTATGGATTCCATTTGCACCATCGGATAGCGGTTCTGCTATTGGTGCATGTTTATATCATTATCATCAAACATTTGGTAATCCAAAAGTAAAAGGTGGCGATAATCAATCTCCATATTTAGGTGAGGAATGGAGTAACCCTGAATTACTTAAAATTATATTACAAAAAAGAGTTAGAGGTAATGGGATTGTAATGTATGATACACCGGAAGTATTATGTAAAGAAGTTGCAAGGTTAATCAATGAAGGTAATATAGTTGGGTGGTTTCAAGGTAGAACTGAATTTGGTGCAAGAGCACTAGGCAATCGTTCTATATTAGGTAATCCACATTTGTCCGATATTAGAGATAGAATTAATAAGGTTGTCAAAAAGAGAGAAATGTTTAGACCATTTGCTCCAACGGTTACAATTGAAGATTATCAAAAATACTTCGCATCAGAAGAAGATGTACCATATATGAATCAAGTAGTACAAGTTAAAGCTGGTGTAAATATACCATCGGTAACTCACGTTGATAATTCTGCAAGAATACAAACACTTAAAAAAGAAGATAACCCACTTTATTATGAGTTACTTAAAGAGTTTGAAAAACTAACAGGAACACCTATTCTATTGAATACATCGTTCAATTTAAAAGACCACACAATGACAAATGACCCACAAAAAGCAATTTGGACATTTAATAATTGTGATATGGATTATTTAGTTTTGGGGAAGTTTTTAATAAGTAAATAATTATTAGTATATAAATAAACAAAATGGCAAACGAATTTCAATTATTTGATGGTAAAAACTTATCATCATTATTTAAGGATATATACGATAATCAACAAACAAAGAAAAAAAACATTTCGGAGTTAATTGAATCATTGAGAAAACTTATCCGTAACGTAGGAGAAGCTACTGTTATAGCTCCTATCATAAAAGATTTAATAGAGGTATCCGTTAAAAACGATGACCACTTAATTAAACTTGCTACAATAGGACAACGATTGGCAACTGCAGAAGCAAAAGGTATTGGCGAAGATGGTTGGTTAAGCGAATCTGAAAAAGCACAATTACTTCAAGATATGGAAGATACTATAAATGCAGTTGAAGAAAAAACAAAAGAAAAGATGGGTGATTTAGAAATTGAAATTGAAGAAATTAAAACTAAATTATAATGGAATCATTTTTAGCAACCGTAACAAAAGTATTTCTAAAATCAGAAGATTTTTTAGAGTTAAAAACTGATGCAGATTTTGTAACGTTTTATAATGAGAATAAAAAGTTTGATAAAAAAGATGCAAGATTTTTAGGTGCTATTGAATTTCAAAGAGCTACTCCAATCTTAAAAGAAAATTATGCATTTCCATTTGATAAAAATAATGTAACATATCCAATCATTGGCGAAACAGTTCTTATAATAATAAGTGGAACTGAATGTTTTTGGTTACCATATACCAATACACAATACCCAAACTACAGAGAAGATTATAAAACTTCAATGGCAGGTAAAGAAAGAAGCATAGCACCAGCCGGCGGAGGTTCTAGTTCAAAAGATTATAAAGAAAGTAAAGAAACAGGTACACCAAATCAAACTAAAGCAAAACAAGATTCGGAAAAATCAAAATATAAAGTAAACGAAAAAGTTAAATTCTTAAAACCAAAAGTAGGAGATACAATACTACAAGGTAGAGTTGGAAATACAATTCGTTTTAGTGAATTATTTCTAACCGAAGATGATAAAACATCATCACCATCCATATTCATACGAAATAAACAAAACCCAAAATTAGATGAAAAATTAATTGGTGAATTAGTAGAAGAAGATATTAATGAAGATGGTACATCAATCTATCTAACATCAGGTAAAGTAAAAGTTCCATTTAAAGAAACTATTAAAAAAACAAAAGATGCATTTAAAGAATATCCTACATCTGATAAATTAACAGGTGACCAATTATGGATTAATTCAGATAGAATCATACTATCAGCTAAAGCAAAAGAATTTATTATCTTTGGTAAAAGTAATACTGGCATTATCACCGATGGAACATTTACAGTAGATGCTGAAAAGGATGTATATGTACATACTAATAAAAATATAACATTACATTCTAAAGGTAGTAATAAAATCTTTTTTAATTCAGATAGTGGTGGTAAGATTTATTTAGGTAAAGATAAAGGAGAAGGAGATGCAGGCGCAGCAGTACAAAAAATGGTATTAGGTGGTGAATTAGTTAAGATAATGGGTGAGTTGATAGATACAATAACTCAACAAATATATTTAACACCCGCCGGACCATCATCAACTGGTCCAACTAACGTAGCCGCTTTTACTGCTATAAAAAGTAAGTTAAAAACAATATTATCTGCTAAAAACTTTTTAAGTAAATCATAATGTCTTGGGGAACATTTAAATCTACATTATTACCACAAATGCAAAATAACTCTTACAAAAGTATTAGTGATTTTGCAAAAGCATTTACATTGGCATATGATATAGCTATAAAAAGTGGAAAAGACCCTATAAATGGAGTCCCATGTATTAAAGGAAATCCTATTCTAATGCAACAAGCCATTATAACATTTTTAGAACAAACTCAGAAAGCTAAAGTATTAACTTTTTTAGAAGTAGTTGGCCCAGCAGTAATAATGTATTGGTTAGGTGCAAAAATGTCACCATTACCACCACCAATGATACCTGCTCTCGGTGCTATTAAAAATATTGCAACAACAACGGGCATTGTTTTAAAACCAGGTAGTTGGATACCTTTCAAAGTTCCACCAAATAATAACCCAGAACAATTTTTAAATGCATTTATCAATTCAGCAAAGTTACATTTACTAACGATATCGGGAATATATGCTGTTTTAGCACAATACCCACCACCAGCTCCACCTGCTCCAGGTGTAGTTAAATGGAGTGGTTATAAAGTACCCGATTAAATTTTATCTTTTAATATTTATTAACAAACAGAACAATAATTTTATGAAATCAGACATTTTAGTATCACTAATTAAGGAAGTGGTTAAGAATGAAGTAAAAACGCAAGTTAAAGAAGAATTAATTAAATTAATTAAGTCTGGTGCGGTTACATTAAACACACAAAAAAAATCGACACCATCTTTAGCAGAATTAACGGAAACAAGTATTCCAATTAAAAAACAACCAATTGTACAACAACAAAGACCTCAAATCAAAAAGGAATTTACAAAAGACCCAATGATAAATGAGATTTTGAATATGACTCAACCATTTACATCAGAACAACGTAAAGAAGGTGCTCAATCGGTAAGTAGTGTATTGGATATGATTAAACCGGAATTGAGAGTAGATGCAGATGAGTGGGAAACATTAGATTACAGAGATGTAAACGTACCAGCTGGTACTCCAAATTTTGAATCAACCGGCGATGGTTTACAAGATGCTACTATAAAAGCATTAACACGAGATTATTCAGAATTAGTAAAAAGATTTAAATAATGGCAATAGAGTTAGGTAAAGTTAATGTAACAGATTTATCAGTCAATGACTATAAAGTATTGGGTATTGGTATAAACGAAACTTCCAATTCGGGTGGTGTATTTGCTACAAATTTTACAACATTAACACAAGCAAAATCTAACTTAACTAATTTAATTCTAACAAGAAAAGGAGAGAGAGTTTTACAACCTGAATTTGGATGTGATATTTATAAAGTACTTTTTGAACAAATTATAGATGGTGAAATTGATTATGAAGTAGAACGTGTAATTAGTGAGGCAGTTAATATTTGGTTACCTTATTTAGAAATAAATGAAATCATTGTAGATTATAATGATGAATATAAAGATGCAAATAAATTCGGAGTAGAAATTAATTTTTCATTAAAATCAAATAGAAATTTATCCGAATCGGTAACAATAAATGTAAAATAACTAATAATGGCAGTAAAGAGTAATAAAAAATCTTGGGGAAATTCTAAGAATATAAATTATGTTGGTAAAGATTTTGATTCTTTAAGAGAGAATCTAATTCAATATGCTAAAACATATTTTCCAAATACATATTCGGATTTCAATGAAGCTTCACCTGGTATGGTGTTTATTGAAATGGCATCTTATATAGGAGATGTACTTTCATTTTATCAGGATACCCAATTAAAAGAATCAATGCTATCACATGCTACTGAACGCAAGAACGTAGTAGCATTAGCACAAGCGATGGGATATAAACCAAAGGTAACATCGCCGGCAGTAACCACTATGACTGTTTATCAATTAGTACCATCCAAAAATATAGGAGGAGGAAGTGGATACGAACCAGATGATAGTTATTATTTAAAAATAAAAGATGGTATGGAAATATCATCTACTACAAATGGAAATGTTACATTTAGAACAATAGATGCAGTTGATTTTGCAAATTCTGGTAGTAGAGAAATAGATGTACATAGTAGAGATACAGCAACAGGAGCCCCTACATTTTATTTAGTAACTAAGAAAGTAAAAGCAATATCAGCTAAAGAATCAGAAACGAATTTATCAGTTCCCTCCGGCGATTATCCATTTATAACATTGCCTGATACAAATGTAATACAAATTATATCGGTTGTTGATGCACAAACTAACAAATATTATGAAGTTCCATATTTGGCACAAGAAACAATATTTGTAGAAAATTCCAATACGGAAACTAATAGTGATTTAAATTCATATTCAAATGATGTACCATATATCTTAGAAGTACAAAAAGTACCAAGAAGATTTTCGGTAAAAGTGAATTCAGATAATACAATGAATTTACAATTTGGAAATGGTGATGTTACTATGCCAGATGAAACTATTTTACCAAATACTAAAAATGTAGGACTTGGTTTAGCTAATTCGGTACAAAGATTAAATCAGGGTATTGACCCATCTAACTTTTTAAAAACAAATACATTTGGAATAGCACCAACAGCCGGCAACTCATTAATTGTAAAATATTTAACAGGTGGTGGAATTACATCAAATGTAAATATGGGAGATTTGACTACAATCAATAGAATAGAATTTGAAGAAGATTTACTATCTGTATTAGATGAAACGTTATATGAAACAATGAAAAAATCTATCGCAGTTGAAAATTTAGAATCTGCGGTAGGTGGTAGAGGTAGTGAATCTATTGAAGAAATAAGACAAAACGCATTAGCAACATTTGGTTCTCAAAATAGAGCAGTAACTAGACAGGATTATATTGTAAGAGCATTAAGTATGCCAGAAAGATATGGTAGTGTTGCAAAGGTATATGTTTCTCCTGATGGTGAAATAGATAATAATTCTCCATCATCTATTTTAGCAAGTCCAAATAATATAGCAGAATTTGTTGGATTAGTAGATGCTATGAAGGATAAATCAAAAGCAGATATTCAAAAAGAATTAGTTAAATACCTTTCTCAGAAAAAATCAAATGTAGCTGAAGTAAATAATCCATTTGCTATCAATATGTATATGCTTGGATATGATGGTAATAAAAAACTAACTCAATTAAATCCAGCGGTTAAGCAAAATCTTAAAACCTATTTAGGTGAATATAGAATGATTACCGATGCAGTCAATATGATTGATGGATTTATTGTAAATATTGCAGTTGATTTTGAAATAATTTGTTATTCAAATTATAACAAAAGAGAAGTATTAAGTAAATGTTTATTAGAAATGCAAAACTATTTTGATATAGATAATTGGACATTTAATAAACCAATAAACACTTCTGAAATAGAATTAATATTAGCAAACGTAGAAGGAGTAATGAGTGTACCATCTGTAAAGATTTCAAATCTATGTGGTGGCGATGGTAATTATTCTGTAAACAAATATAATATAGAGCAAGCAACTAAAGGAAAGATTGTCTACCCTTCCTTAGACCCTTGCATCTTTGAAGTTAAATATCCTAACAAAGACATAAAAGGGAGGGCTTTATAATGCATAAATTTTTCACATCATCATTCGATGCAAGTATTTACTTACAACAACCTGAACAAAACGCAGGTAGAGATGAGATATTAGAAGTAGGTAAACTTTATTATGGAGATAGTAAAGATATAGCTAGAACTTTTATTAAGTTTAATACGGGTTCAATTAAGTCAGAAATAACATCAATAGGTGCGAGTAGTTGGCAAACATATTTAGTATTACGTTCTGCTAACTCACAAGAAATTCCTTTGGAGTATTCAATTTATGCAAACGCAGTTTCTCAAAGTTGGACAATGGGTACAGGAACGAAATTTGATAATATAACATCAGATGGAATTAGTTGGAAATACAGAGATGGAATAAATACATGGCAAGATAATGTAACGGCAGGTACGGCCGTATTTGCAGCAGGAACAACCGGTTCAGCAAATGCAGAGGGGGG